CGTGCAACTACACTATCTAGTTAATATTGCTTAGTGTGTAAACCGAAATGTCAGCAATCACTAATCATAGAATTGACCTGAGATCCTGCTGCAGATCCAATATTATTTCCCAAGAGTGAAACCCATCCTGCTGCTAACCAGCCAATATATGGGATATTAATTACTGCAGGAACACCGACACCAGCAGCAATAGCACTACCTGCCATCGCACCTTGAGATCGTGCTCCAGCGTCCGCCGCGATACACTCTGCGCTTAGGGCACTCTTTCCCTCATCGTCCGGCGTTGAGGCACCTCCGATGTTTCTTACACCTTCCGCAGTGTATTGATCACGTCTCCATTCTCTTCTAACCTCAGTGCCGCCACGACCAAAGAATCCTTTCTTCTCTTGGTCAAGATGTAATGATCTCTGGGACTCAAGGATAGCAGGATCATTCGCTTTGTATTCAATTGTATATCCGTCCTTACCTGCTTCTATCTTATAAGAAGAATATGGTGTGCCGCGTGGGATATTAATGGTCGGGACCTGAATCCTATCAGGTTCTCTTCTAACCAAATGTCCCAACACACCGATGTGTGCGATTGCTACGACACTACCAAGACTAATGGCAGTCCACTTTAGGTAAGGTTTCATATCACATCTTGTATGGAGGTTGTTCTGAATCGGTTACGATTTTGATTGGTCCTTGCTCTACTCTGATGGTCTGAGCAGGTGCTGTTTCTTTAGCAGCAGCAATCAATCTCTCAAGGTCTGCCTTAGTGATGGCACCAGGTCCACCAGCAGCAGCGGCACCATTCATCTTCATCGTACCATCACCAGACTTCTTCGCCGTCTGAACCCCGAACGTGGCTAAAACCCCAGTGAACACACTGGCTATGAAGGTCGGATCGATCTTCTGCTGTGGCAATCCAGGAATCGTTACATAGTTAAGAGTGAGAATACCACCAGACCAAACTAGAATACCTAGTCTTACTAAGGTGCTGATGACTGCCATCTGTTCGTCAGCATCCTCAACTTTATCTTTCAGTCTGCCAAGAGGACCTTTCTTTTTAGGTTCTTCCTTCTTTACTTCTTCGGGCATGAGTCACCAGCAAAGGCAACTCTATTTAGATTGGAGAGATTCTACAGTATACTGATTGCCTTCGGAAAGGACTTGATCATGCAAATCTGCAATATCTTGCAGACCTTCAATACTATACCATGGTGCAGTTTCCCAATCAAAACCTTCGCCAAAGGTATTATCTGCCTGAACAATATACCAGTGACAAGATGTATCAGGAACATCTACGGCACAATTTTTCCAGTCATCATTCCACTGGGGAACCTGAACCCATAGAGTTACAGCAAGAAAAAAATTAAGAAGCGCGGGCATTTTTAAGAGTTTCTAGAAGGTGCATGTGTCCATGAAAATATCCTGCCACAATAATAGCGATAGCAAAAAGAAAACATGCCACTAATCCAAGGACTAATGGCATGGTTGGATTTTCAGGTTTATTTGATGTATCCATTCTCTCGCAACCACTCACCTGTCATGGGAGTTGGTTCATAGTCAGTCCACATAGTTCCTGCAGCACATGACTCAAGTGCTGCCTGTGTCATACCTTCAGTGTGACCTGCCCAGTATGCTTCTTTTTCCCATGGGATTGCCTTTGGTTGAGACTGATACGCACTCTTAGCGATTGCCTGATACATGCGAGGCACATCCTCTTGATCATGAATAATGGCAATAAAGTTGTTCTCAATTGTTCCTGCCATGCAATCCTGAGCAGCGTGCCATCCTTCATGACGCATAACTGACATCATAGTGCCAGGGCGATGCATATGAGCAACATTTAGAAAGAAGTTGTTGCCTACAGTATGATATACACCACGATGTCCAATTGGAAAGTATCGCATGTCCGCTAGAAAAACCTTAGCTCCGACCTTATTAAGTGATCGGACGAGAGAGTTAAACTCATCAGCAACAATACCATAATCAATATCAGCCAGTTCCTCATGCTTGTTGAGATCAGAAACTGTTTTGAGTTCTTGGACATGATCGGTACACTCCAGGAGCAACATACACCCCTGAGCGTGAGGGGTGAAGAACTCATCTTCCGTGATTGGGTCTGAATGGGCAGGTAGGGCAACCGCTGCCGCAGCAACCAGGGAAGCAATAATTTTTTTCATAAGAGGTCATTAAAAAGGAGAAGCATTACTGGGGAAACCTACACCACCTGTAGAAGGAATAGCACCACCAGTAGCAGCAGGGAGTTCAGGCATAGCAGCATCTAGCATACCTGGGAGTGCTCCTGCGATTGCCTCTGTTGCTGCTTTAGCAACACGCTCTTTGACACTTTCAGCGATAGCATCACGACGGAGATAAACAACCGTTCCTCCACCGATGATACCAGCAGTTCCTACAAATGATAGGACTGCTAATACATTAATTACTTTTTGCATAGTAAGCCTCGTAGTATGCGGTAATGCCATTACAATTTACATTACCTTGAGATACCCAGTCGTGGGCACATTCGTATATAGATTGACTAGTATACTTTGATTTTCTAGTGCTGTCAAGTTCACTACCATACTTTGCAAGAAGAATAGTGAGTGCTTGCTGACGAAGTTTTAATTTATCGTCACTATATCGCCAATCATCGTTCATGGAAGTTTTCTGATCCTCCTTGGAAGTTTTCTGATCCACCGATGGGATCAAGTTGAACAGTCGTGGCACCACTCTTGGTTGCCATTTCATACATCAACTGATGAATGTTTTCGGGTTCTTTTGTATCCTGATGCTCAGGACGCAACCACCATCCATCATGTGGATCATCATTAATGTGTTCGTATTCCATTTGCATTTCAGTTTTCGGGGGATCTTCAAACCAGTCATCGTGAGGAGTCAATACAGGAGCAGGAACACCTGTATATGCAGGAGCATCCATTTCAGCACACTCTACGATGGTCTCATCAATAGCACATTCAACTTTCTCTTCATCGATAGGTTTATTGAGACCTAGAATGCCTTTGAGAGCGTCTGTGAGAGTGGTAATCATGTCTGCCAGAAGTAGTGATAGAAGTTTCCTTTAGTATGACACATCGGGTCTTCAGATGCAACCCTATGTCTGAGTTGACTTTGACCTTTGAAGTCAGTTCGATCACCGATGATGCTGTATGCCTTTAGAAGGTTCTTGCGACCTTCTACAGACTTAAGTCTATTTACAAGGTCAGGATTAGCAACTGGTCGCCATTTGCTGAAACCCTCATATTGTCCAGGGGAATACACAACACTAGCAACTGTATTAGGATAATGAGGGGAACGAACACGGTTCAGGACGGATACAGCTACACAATATTCATCCATCGTCCCTCTTGCTGCTTCGACCTGAATCGTCCTTGCTAGGTGATCGTAATCGATTGCCGATAGTGCAAGAATTGTAGCGAGCATAAAAAAAGGAGCATGTTTGCTCCCGTATTATAGACTATTCAGTTGTGTGTGTCAAGAGGGTGACGGTGCATAAACTGGTGTCATAATCCCTCCGTCAGGTGGTCCGCCATCATCCTTATCATCACTTGACAAAGCAAGCATTACAAAGAAAGGGGTGATGATAAAGATAAGTGTTTGAAGTAAGGTCCAATTATAAATCATAATCTTATGAATTAGGAGATGCATAATTTGGTTGCATCAAACCACCACCTGGACCGTCGTCATCATCAAAGTTTCCATCACTCAACAGGGCTGCAAATATAAACCCTCCGATCATGGAAGCTGCTATGACTAACATGTCGTTCACCAGATACCGGGGATGAGTTGTCCTGATACTGCATAAGATCCCATCGCTGCAACGACGCCAATCATTGCTGCCCAACCGTTAATACGTTCTGCTTTTTCGTTCATGAGTTTAAAGTAAGATAGAATTTTGTGTTATCTGTAGGTGAGTTTTCATAAGATGAAATGTCACCATAGGTTTTGTGGTCCTTATAACCTACCATGCGACCTTTCGTGTTTTGAAGGGCAGGCATGAATACAATAAAAAAGAATACTCCTGGAGCACCAACTAAAAGGGCACCACCAATAACATAATAAGTAAGAATTTCAAGGAGGGAGTTTTCCATCAGTAAGTTTCAGAGAGTTGTTCAACACTATAACCGAGAAGACAGAAGAAAGCAACTGCCGTTACGGTAAAAATGATTTCAGTCATCAGAATCCAAAGACACCAAAGAAAAATACACTACCGGAAGTAGTATAAGAGATAACAGCAGCAATAAATCCAAGCATAGCAGTGCGTCCATTTAGTTTCTCTGCTTTCTCAGCGTAAGTCTCATATCCATAACGCTCAGCGTCAGTTTGGGAGATGTACATACGGGGTTCTGTAGCCCACAGATTAGTGCGCCCACCATCTTCAGTTGTAATTGTGCCTGAGCGAGTCATTTCTTTAAGTGTTTCATAACTTTACATATTATATAGTAATGTAACGATTTTTGTCAACCCCTTATAAATACGCCCTCAGTAATCGTTGTTACCATAACTGATGCAAGTGTCGGGGTTTTCTCTACAAAATTGTTTGACATACCCATGCACGTCCTGTTTCATAGTGTGATGAGTATGTTCATGTAGCAC